AACCATGGCTTTCACCAGTGGTACCGCCACCGATTATCTTGATCTGCTGAACCGCTTGAAGCAGTTCGTCACGCAGGACATGCTGCCGGCCAATGAACGCTGGTCGGTGCTGCGCTGGGTGCCCGGACCGCCCGCCGAACTGGTGCTGCAAGGCCCCGGGCTCGCCGGCACCGATCAGATCAACGTCGGCATCCTGTCCGAAGCGGGAGCCGACTACGGGAATTGGAAGCTTCGCGGCTTCGTCGGTTGGAATCCGGTGCAGACCTTCGACGGCCAATACAACCCGAGCGGGACGTTCTACGCGTTGCTCATGGCCTCGGCCATGCCGTATTGGATCGTGGCCAACGGCCGTCGCATCGTCATGGTCGCCAAGACCGGCACGTATTACGAAATGATGCACTTGGGGCTGTTTCTGCCCTACGCCACACCGTCGCAGTATCCGTATCCACTGTTGGTGGGTGGGACCTACAACAGTCCGACGCGCTGGAGCAACAGCTACACCTATCGCAACCATCTGCCAAAGTCCTCCGGTTACTCGGGCGCGTACTACTCGCCAACTGGCGTCTGGACCGGCGTATCGGCGATGTGGCCGAACACTTGGGGCGGCACCATGCGCGAATGCCCGGACGGCTCCTATCCGCTCCTGCCGTACATCCACATAGGTCTGGGCGAAATGGACGGTTGCTACGCCGTTCCAGGATATGCCAATGCCGTCGAAAACATCATCAACGTCGGTGGCGTCGATCATCTGGTGGTGCAGGACGTGTATCGCACCGGTTACAGCGACTACTGGGCTTTGAAGCTCGCGTGAGGTCAATGATGAACCCCCACGCTCGCATAATCTGCTCGCTGCCCCCCGAGGGGGCCTCATTTGCAACTGAGGCCTCCTTCGGGACGGCCCGTCAGGAGGCATGATGGCCTTCCAATCCGGCGTCACCACCTCACCCAACGACCTGCTCGACAAGATCCGGCTCTTTGCCACCGGCTCCTGCGGCTATACGCAACTGATGTATCAGGCGGATGCTGGGTATTTCCGCCTGCATCTCCAACATGCTGCGACCGGACAGTTCGTCAATCTGCATTCCTACGCGAGCAGCGTCTCGTGCTACGGGTCGACCAATTTCAGCAGCGGACTGGCCTACGGGTCGCAAACCGTCCCCTCAGGCACTTACTCCCTGTCGCAGATGTCAGGCAGCGCCGAGTATTTTCTCTTCGGTGGCGACGGCTGGTGTTATTGCGTCGCACAGACGGCGAGCACTACCTATGCGCCAATCATCTTCGGCGCGATTACCAAGACCTGCACGTTCACCGGCGGCGCCTTCCTTTCGGATACCTACAGCAACTCTGTGCGGGCAGATATCGACGGCAACACCAACAAGTGGAAAGCCGGCACATCGGGCGTCGATGGCGTGCGCTCCTTTTATAACGCGACCACCCGGGGCCTCGACAGTTACTCGCCGATTGCGTTTAACGGTGTCACGCCGCTCTATCCGGCCACGGTTGAAGTGGGACGCCCAACCCCGAGCAACTTCTATTCGATGATGGGCTATGCGCCAGGCGTGCGTCTGCTGCGCATCAACGGGCAATACGTGAACAAGGATGTGGTGACGTTGGGCGGCAGTGACTGGATGGTCTTCAGCATGAGTTATGGCGGATACGGATTCCTGAAATGACGACCTACGCCGGAGCCATCCTACCGTCCGGGTTGCCGGCCAATCCTGGCTACGGTAATGCCTACAAGTTCCTGCCGGCGCCCCTGACACAGCCCTATGCAGGAGCGTTGGCCAACAACCCGCCAAATGCGGGCGCAAAGACCAATAACCTGCCGGTCAGCGAGATCGTTTCCGTCTTCTCGGGAAACAGGGTGCGCCAATTCGAGCAGGACTGGTACCACCACGTCCATCTGCTGCCGGCCAAGATCGCGCTGGGTAATCTGCTCTCCACGCAAATGCGCCAGGTCGAGGTCTGGAATGCCCACTTCTCGCCGCAGAACTTGTCGGCGGTCATCGGCGAGAACGATGGCGGTATCACGCTCGCTGCCCCGGCGAATCCACCGACCACCTACGGCATGCTCGAATCGCGGCTACACAACGTGTCGGTGAGCCTCGACGGGCCACCGGTGATCGAAGCAGATTTTACTTTCCAGTTTCCGAATGAAGCCCCGACCCTGTCCATCTCCGGGCGGCGGGTGGTGGTGTTCGGCCTGAAACCCAACTGGACGGATGGCTGGCTGGAACGTTTGATGTGGACCACCGACGTGCTCACCGCCCGCGACGGATCCGAGCAGCGCGTCAGTCTACGGGCCAAGCCGCGCCGCTCGCTGGAGTTCTCGATCCTGGTGGGTAGCAGCGATGCTGCACTGCTGGACGTGTTGCTGTCGGCCTGGCAATCCAGAGTCTATGCACTCCCCATCTGGCCCGACAAAGGCGTCCTGACCGCCCCGGTGACGGCCGGCAGCACGGTGATTCCGCTGACCACCACAAACCTGGAATACGAGGCTGATGGGCTGCTGGTAATTGGTTCCGACAGCCGCAACACGGAGGCGGCCGAAGTGCTGTCGGTGGCGAGCAATGCCGTGACCTTGAAGCAACCGTTGCTGCAATCTTGGCCAGCAGGCGCGTTTGTCACGCCATCCCGCACCGCCCGACTACGAGTGACGCAGGCGGTCTCCCGGGTGACGGATGCCATCGCCACGGCGCGCCTCGTATTCGATATCGCCGGCACCACGACCATTACGAAGCAGGAGTCGGCAACCACCTTCAATTCCACCCCGGTCTGGATCACCCGTCCCAACCGCGTCCGCAATGTCGATGCCGACTATTTGCGACTGGCCGAGGTACTGGACTTCGACACAGGCATCACGGCGGTGGATGATCACGCCGCGCGTCCCTTCGTGCACCGCTCGTTCGACTACATCTTCAAGAGCCGCGCCGAGATCGCCGCCTTCAAGGGCTGGCTAACCGCCCGCCAGGGTCGCTTGACCGCGTTCTGGCATCCGACCTGGGAAGCCTCCCTCGTTCCGACCCAGAGAATTCTCTCGAACCAGACCGTGATGACGGTGGCCTCGCGCGGTTATGCGCTCTATTTCAATCCGATGCCGGGGCGCACCGAAGCCGCGTTCCTCTACAAGAACGGCTCCTGGTATTTCCGCACGATCCTGAGTTTTGGTTCAGGCACCACCGGTGAAGAAGAAGTGATGACGATCAACCAGTCCTTCGGCTTCGATGCCAACCCCGAAGACTGGCTCGCAATCTACTTTCTGGAAAAGACCCGGCTCGACGCCGACCAGATCGAGATCAACTGGCAGACGGATAGCGTAGCGGAAGCGTCCGTCCCGATGCGGAGTGTGAAAGCATGACCTACACCACACAGGAAACGTCGTTAGCCGCGGGCCAGCCGGTCGAGCTTTACCGCTTCGTCCTCGGTCAGCAGGTGTGGACCGTGACGAGTGCCCGGGATGTCATCACCTATCAGGTTGAGAGCTATCAACCCGCCGTGATCCGCCGCTCGGCCGTTGAGCAGTCGCCCGACTTTGCCCGTAACGGCATTGACCTCGAATGCGCCCGCGACTTTGCGGTGGCGCAACTCTTCGCGGCGGCACGACCCAATGGCGTGGTGTCGATCACGCTGTTTCGCAACCATCTGGGCGACGCCGAGTACATCACATGGTGGAAGGGGCGTGTGGCCTCCGTGGTGTTCAGCGGCAGTACCGCGAAAATTCGCTGCGAGTCGATATTTACGGCCCTGAAACGGCCCGGCTTGCGCGCCCACTACCAGACCGGTTGCCGCCATGCGCTGTTCGATCCCGGCTGCGGGATGAACAACCAAGCCTACAAGGTGGCCGGCACCGTGGGTGCGCTGTCGGGCTTGAACGTGACGTCCAGCGCCTTGCTCTCGCAGGCCACCGGCTGGCTGACGGGCGGCTATCTCCGGGTCGGCGGCGTGCCACGCATGATCACCAATCACTCCGGGGACACGGTCACGCTCTCGGCGGTGCTGCCGGGTATAGCCGTGGGCTCGGCGTTTGAAGCCTTTGCCGGCTGTGACCGGACGTTTGCCACCTGCCAGAGCAAGTTCGGCAACAGCCTCAACTTCGGCGGGTTTCCCTGGATTCCCGTCAAGAACCCCTTCGCCGGGGATTCGATTGTCTGAGGGCTGAATCATGTGGGCACAAATCCTCGTCTGGGTCATCACCACGGTCATCGGCGCATTGCTCACGCCGCGACCGCCAAAACCGCTCGCCCCGACCCCCGGCAATCTTGATGTGCCGGTGGCGGAATCCGGCAAAGCCATTCCGGTGTTGTTCGGCACGCGTGTCATCCGACAGGCCAATGTGGTCTGGTACGGCGACGTCAAAACCACCGAGATTCGCCAATCGTCGGGCAGTGGAGGCAAGAAATGATTGTGACGCACGACGACGCCAAGGCCTTCGGCTATTGCAATGCGGGACTGCGCAAGTGGTTCCCGCGTGAAGGCGTGAGCTTCGATGACTTTCGCCAGAACGGTGTGACGACCGATTGGTTGCGCGCCACGGGAGATGCGATGGCGAGCCGCCTCGCGGACAAGATGGAACAGCAGACCGAAGCACAACAGGAGACCGTGTAAATGGGCGGCGGCGGGAAAGGCGGTGGCGGTTCCTCCACCTATGTCGTCGGCCATCGCTACTACGCCGGCCTGCACCTGGCGCTCTGCCACGGGCCGGTGGATGCGGTGACGCGCATCATCGTCGGCGAGCGCACGGCCTGGAGTGGCAGCATCACGTCCTCCCAGACGATCTACGTCAACGCGCCGGAACTCTTCGGTGGCGAATCCCGCGAGGGTGGCGTCCAGGGCTACGTCGAGATCAAGATGGGTGGGCCGGCAGAAACTGTTTCCGGCTACCTGCAGCAGAAACTCGGCAGTGTGATTCCCGCTTTCCGGGGTGTGGTGTCGCTGATCGCCCAGCAATGTCTGCTCTCCAGCATGAACCCTTATGTCAAGCCATGGAGCGTCGAAGCGCGGCGCATTCCCGCACCGGCGGCCCTGGGTGGTGGCAACATCAGCAATGACGCCAACCCGGCGCACATCATCTACGAGTCTCTGAACAACGCGACGTGGGGTCTCGGATACGCGGCAAGTGAGATCGATGCCACCAGTTTCCAGACCTCGGCCAATACGCTGGCCTCGGAGCAGTACGGTCTGTCGATCTTGTGGGATCGTGAGCAGCCCCTGGAGGAATTCATCGCCGAGGTGCTGCGACATATCGACGGCACCCTCTATGTGCATCCCCGCACCGGGAAGTTTGTTCTGAAACTCGCCCGGGCGGACTACACCGTAGCCAGTTTGTTGGTGCTCGATGCGTCGAACATTCTGGAACTGGAGAGTTTCTCGCGACCGGCGGAATCGGAACTGATCAATCAGGTCACCGTGCGCTATCGCGATCGCAGCACCGACAAGGATGCCGCCATCACGGTGCATGATTTGGCCGCGCTGGAACTGGCGGGTGGCGTGGTGTCCTCGGCGACGGTTGATTATCCGGGGATTACCAATGGCAGCCTCGCTTCGCGGGTCGCGCTGGGGGACCTCAAGCAACTCTCGGTGCCACTGGCCAAGGCCACGCTCATTGCCAATCGCAAGGCCGCCAACCTCAACATCGGCGACGTATTCAAATTCACCTGGCCCGAGTTTGGCATCGCGCAGCTGGTGATGCGGGTGGTGCGCATCTCCTACGGCACGCTGACCGATGGCCGGGTGCGGATCGAGTGTGTGGAAGATATCTTCGGCCTGCCATCGGCCTCCTATGTTTTGCCGACGCCGACCTCGTGGATATCCCCACTGACGTCACCCGCCCCGGTGCCGTTTCGCCGACTGGCGGAAGCGCCTTGGTGGTCGGTGGTCAAACGACTGGTCGGGGAGTCGGCCACGGCACGCGCCGAACTCGACCCCCAGGGCGGCTTTCTGATCGCCTGTGCCAGCCGGCCTTCGGGTGACTCGCTTAACGTCAAACTGCTGACCCGCCAGGGCAGTGCCGCCTACGCCGAAGTCGAAACGATGGGCTTTACGCCCAATGCAACGGTCACCAATGCCATTGACGAACAGGCCACGGTACTCGCCATTGGTAATGGGCAGGACCTGGACGTTGTGAAACTCGACACCATTGCCTATCTCGACAACGAGATCGTGGCGGTCAAGGCGATCAACCTGGTGGCCGGCACGGTCACGGTGGATCGGGGTGTCCTCGATACAGTACCAGCAACGCATCTGGCAGCGGCGCGCCTCTGGTTTGCTGACGCGGTAGAAGCGCTGATCACGGAGCAGTACCTCTCTGCTGAAACACTGCAGGTGAAGATGCTGCCCGCCACCGGTCTCGGACGCTTGGCAGAATCGGCCGCACCCGCAGACAGCTATACCTTTGCCGGGCGGATGATCCGGCCCTATCCGCCGGGGAACGTGAAGGTCAACAACGTAATGTGGCCGACGGTCCTTCTTGGCCAGGCATCAATCACTTGGTCCTTCCGTGATCGGATGCAGCAGACGGTGTATCTGGTGACGCAGTCTGAGGCCAACATCGGCCCCGAGCCAGGCACCACCTACACGATCCGGGTCTATGGCGAGAGCGGCGCTCTCCGAAAAACCGTCACCGGCATCGCCACGACCTCCTGGACTTATCTCGTCGCCGACGAGGCAACCGACAGTGGTCTGGGCCGCCTCAATGGAAAACTCAAGATCGAAGTCGAAGCGGTGCGCGATGGCTATGCCAGTTGGCAACGGCAGACGCGCAGTTTCGATCGCGCTGGCTTCGGGCTCAACTACGGCAAATACTACGGAGGCATCTGATGGCAAGCACTGATCCCAATCTCGGACTCACCTACGGCTGGGCCTTGGGTGAGTCTGGCTGGAACTCCAGCATGGATAGCAACTTGAAGCGCGTCGGCGCAATCGTCGGACTCTCGGTCAAGGACCGGGATCTGACCACGCCGCCCGCGAGTCCCGTCGATGGCGATCGGTACATCGTGCCGGCCGCCGCTACAGGAGTTTGGGTCGGCAAGACCAACCAGATCGCCGTGCGCGTGGCGAGCGCCTGGGAGTATTACGTTCCCAAGATTGGCTGGCTGTGCTTCATCGAGGACGAAGCCGTGCTGTCGGCCTACAAGGTTGCCGGCTGGAGTTCAGGCGTCGCGATCTGATCGATCGAACATCAACCCACCGAACCCGCCCCTGAGGCGGGTTTTGTATTTCTGGAGGATAAAAACATGGATGCAACCCAAGTGGAGCGGCGAAAGATGGTGACGATGCCGCACGAAGAATTCGAAGACATGCTCGAACGCGCCGCCGAGCGCGGTGCCCGGCATGCCCTGCACGAGGTTGGCCTGGACGGCGAGGATGCCGCGCACGATATCCGTGAGTTGCGAAATCTGCTCGATGCCTTCAACGAGGCCAAGAAAACCGCCGGCCTGACCATCGTGAAGATGTTGGTCACTGGCTTGGTGATGGCGCTGCTGGCCGGTGCGTTCGTGAAACTCAAACTGTTCGGAGGTGGGCAATGATCGAGACGCTGCTGGGCGGTTTGTTGGGTGGCGCGTTTCGCCTGGCACCTGAGTTCCTCAAGTGGCTCGACCGCAAGGGCGAACGCGGCCACGAGCTGTCCATGCAGGACAAGGCGCTCGAATTCGAGAAGCTACGCGGTGCGCAGCGCATGGACGAAATCGGTGCCGGCGCCGATGCGGCATGGAACGTGGGCGCGATCGAGACGCTGCGTGAAGCCGTCCGCACTCAGGGGGAGAAAACTGGCGTCCGCTGGGCCGATGCCCTGTCGAGCAGCGTCCGTCCGGTGATTACCTACTGGTTCATGGCGCTTTACTGCGCCGCCAAGACCGCCGCCTTCGTGGCTGCCATCGAAGGTGGTGCTGACTGGGGCGTCGCCATCGTCCACGCATGGACCGACGCCGACCAAGCCCTGTGGGCCGGTGTACTGAACTTCTGGTTCATCGGGCGCGTGTTTGATCGGGTTCGACAGTGAGCAAGATTCCCCATGCCGCCATCGTCCTGGCGAAGCGGTTCGAAGGATTCCACCGCGTGCCGAAGCTCGACCCTGGCCGGGCTCACCCTTACATCTGCTCCGCTGGCTACTGGACCATCGGTTACGGCCACCTCTGCAACCCAAAGCATCCGCCGATCACCGAGGGCGAAGCAGAGCTCTATCTGGCGCAAGACCTGACGACTGCACTCAACGCCACACTGCGCTATTGCCCGCTGCTGGCCACGGAGTCAGGGGGACGTCTCGCGGCCATCGTGGATTTCACCTTCAACCTCGGCGCGGGGCGACTTCAGACGTCGACGCTGCGGCGGCGGATCAATCAGCGGGACTGGCATGGTGCGGGCCAGGAGCTGCGGCGCTGGGTCTACGGGGGCGGGAAGGTGCTGCCGGGATTAGTGGTTCGACGAGATGCCGAATTTATGTTGCTGACGATGGAAGCTGGAGCAAGGTAGTCGTTCCCTACAACAGGCAGCCAAGGTAAACTGTGCCGTATATCCGAAAATGACCGACAACACAAGACCCCATAAAGTGGCCCTGGCATATAGCAAAGAAAATGCGCTGAACGCAATCTGTCCTTATTTCACGATGTTTCCGCTCGAGTATCCGCTGCGAGTGCTCAAGAAACACAAAAAGGACAACCCAGTCGTGCTCGACCCATTCTGCGGCCGGGGCACAACTCTATTTGCTGCCCGAAACCTGGGGATGAATGCGTGGGGAATTGATTCGTCGCCTGTTGCAGTGGCGATTGCGAAAGCCAAGCTGGCCTCTTGCGATATCGAAGATCCTATTGCACTTGCGGAAGATCTGATTGCAAGCACTGATCCCATCGATATTCCTAAGAGTCCATTTTTCAAGCACGCATACCATCAGCAGACGCTTCGCGATCTGTGTAAGTTAAGAGAGGCTTTATTGGTGCTACCTGAGGATTCTGACGCATCCGCAATACTTCGCGCCGCTGCACTAGGATGCCTACACGGCCCCTTGCCAAAGGACCTCACGAACGCTGGGTACTTCTCCAATCAAATGCCGAGGACCTATGCATCAAAGCCGGACTACGCAGTTCGCTACTGGAAAGAAAGGGGTCTAAAGGCTCCAAAGCTTGACGTCATAACGGTTCTACGGCGAAAAATTGCGCGCCTAACAGGGCTGAGCTTCACGTCACCGAACTCCATTCTCCAAGTGTTCCAGGGCGACTCACAAGAGGCGGATTCCTACGATGCAATCAACGCCAAGCCATCTCTAGTAGTCACATCCCCCCCGTATTACGGCATGCGAACATATGTACAAGATCAGTGGTTGAGAAACTGGTTTTTAGGAGGCCCTAGCGAAATTGACTATGCGGCAGGCCCCCAACTAAATCACGGCGGGAAAGATGTATTTGCCAGATCTCTTGGATCGGTATGGAGGAATACTTCGAGCATTTCCTCCGATCGACTGGAGATGTATGTTAGGTTTGGAATCATTCCTTCCTCTGCAGTCAACGTGAAGGAACTATTCAAGAACTCCCTCGAGGAGTCTGGTATCAAGTGGCGATTGGTTTCAGTTCGCGCTGCCGCTTCAGCCGATGCAGGAAAGCGGCAAGCAGATCAGATGAAGACTGATTCTGCCGCTGCCGTCGAGTTTGATTTTCACGTCGAGCGCATTTAGCTCGACACAATCGCTACCGGTGATAACGCAGCTTCGCTTGCTTTGACGTCGGCCCAGACATGATTTGATCCACAATTTCGTGATTGCAGAACTCATCGACGTAGTCTTTGATGGCGTGTGCCGTCTCGAGCGCTTTCTTGTCCTGCGGTACGTGCCCCGCAAGAGTCATAGGCATGATCACCAGGCATTTGGCCATTGCGCGTGAAATCGCCACGTTGGTGCGTTCGAGCTGCATGAGGAATGCCTCCTCGCCCATTATCACGTCGGCATCACCAACTCCGAAAGTGACGATGATGGTGTGCCGCTGGCCACCTTGGAACTTTTCTACGGTATCAACCGCTGAGTCGATCAGTTCGGGCGGGTCAGTAGGGAAAATCGCCCTTAGCTCGCGTACCACCAGCGCACGCTGTGCTCTGTGCGGAGTGACAATACCGATGCACTGACCCCAGAACTGATCAGGTGCAGGTGAAGTGTGAGTGGCAGCGCCTCGTCCATCGAGCTCAGCGCTCACGGTATTTTTCAGACACCAGGTCAGCGCCGCGACAATTTTTGCCTCAACCGAGTTGCTCTGCGACGAAAGATCGTCGTCATGCAGAAGCGCCAATACTTTCTTGTCCGCATCCAGGGCTTGCGGCCATAGAGAAGACCAGGGTAGAGATATCGGAAAGCCCGTTGCCGGTGTTGGCACTGCGGCTAGAAAATGGAGTGCCGTTGCCGGGTTTGAAGCTTGGAGCGTTGCTCGATACCCGATCGTTCGCGCATAGGCAACAATGTCTTCCGCTGATCGGTAGTTTTCTTCGAGCGGGCACGTATTAATCTTGCCGGCAAATGGTCTGGTGAGTAGGTATTTCTGGATGCTGCCCACCAAGTATTCCGCGCCGACAGGCGGCTCAAGCGCCATTATCGGTGGCATTTGGAGATGATCTCCTGCAATGATCAAACGAGAATCTTCTTTCAATGTTGCCAAAGGCGAAATCGCCGTGGTCAATTGAACTTGAGAACTTTCGTCGACGATAACAACGTCGAAAATTGGCCCAACGTATCGAGCGCATGTCCATTCGGAGAGCTTGTAGGACTGCATTGTTGATGTAGCGACGATCGTGACGACATCCGTTTTCGCCAGGCTGCTGAGGCAATCCTGAGTCTCTTGGTTACTTTGATGCAGATTGAAGGACTCCACCCGCAGGTGAGCGCTCGTTGCAACGAAGGATCGTGGGGATTGTGACGACGAGTACGCGATGAATACTTCGGCTGGGCAGGTCGTGTCGCTGTCCAAAGAACTTACCACTCGACCAATGAGTTCTTCCACTGCCTTGTAGGTGGGCCCGGCCACCAATAACTTTAATGGCTGGCCGCGCTGCACGGCGTCATGGACTAAGCCATGAATGCAGCCAGCAAGGGTCTGGGTCTTCCCTGTTCCAGGTGGGCCCCAAATGATCGTCAGCCCTTTCTCTGCGGCATGGGCCACGGCATCTGTCTGACTGCTGTTCAGATTGTGCCTGGTTCTGGCATATACGGCGATTGATGCTGCTTCGGTCGATGCAACGACGGACGTTCCATGAACAGCATCAGCCGTCCAAAGCACTCGCGCGAGTGGAGTGACGGCATCTGAGCCAGCCCTCGGCGTCCTGGCACCCATGGCCACCGCCGCGTTGCTGTCGGCAACCGCAATCGAGGGATTGCCGACGGCAGTCAAAATCGCTTTTGCCGTTTCATACCACTTGAATGAACCCTGCCCCTTGGTGATGAAGATATCGTTCATCAGATCAATCGTTGAATTAGCAAGAAGGTACGGAAAAAACGCCGGCTCTCGCCAGTTAGACAACCTCAATACGGCCTTGCGGGTGCTTCGGTCGAACGACACGAGATTGACAGACAGTGCCGACCACAATGGCGTGGTGAGGGTCTGGTCCGAGCCTGAATACGCAGGTGCACCGGTCGCAATGATGTCTCGTGCTCGCTGCAGAGGGAGGCCAGGATTCCCCTCTTTTCCTAGAGCAAGGTAGCCTTCAGTGTCGTCGAGTTTTGCTTCAGTTGATCCTGCCAACACGTCAAACACATATTCATTAAGCAATGCTGTCGGGAGCCCGTTGGTAAGGCGAACCGCCTCATAGCTCGCTTCCAACGCTTCGGCATCAAGCGCCAGGCGCTGATGAGACTCCAACTTCCTGGTGTGATACTGAAGCTCTTCCCACCACACCCAAAGCTTGCTATCGAAGGCTACGTCGCGGGTTCCTTGTGGAATCGAGAGAGTTAGCTTTGGCGCATTCGCCTTAAGTTGACCTCTGAAATCCGTACGGAGCTTTTCGACAACACTGTTCAACGCCCGACATTGCTTTTCGAGCGCGTTACCGAATTCTTGAATGACAGTATTTCGAGGGACAGTGACCGAGCCGCGCTTGATCGTGGTCACATTGCTCCAGATCTCGTAGATGCGCTCTCTCGGAATACCGTTAGTCAGGAACTCACGATAGAAGGCATCACCCTGCCGAATCGGACCTGGACCGGAGTAGTAGGTTTCGGCGGTATCAAATAGAGTGATGACATGAGGAGTCGGCGCGAAAACAACTCGCCGAACGATTTCGTCAACAAACACAACGCAAGGACTAACCGCACCATCTGGCTTCTCTATCAGCTCATCGGCAGGAAAGAGCCATGCCAGCGCCTTGGTCTTGCGGTTGGTGAGGTTCAGTACTCTTGGCAAATGGCGACCCATCGCGCCGCACAACTCCTCGAACTGGCGCTTTTCCCAGAATGCGACTTGAGCAGTGAGGGGTGTTTTCCCGGCGGCGCGAACGAATGCCTCGGCCTGATCGACCATGTCGGACAGCGTTGATAGCAGTCCCTCAAGAGCAACCCATTCGTCGGCGAGACTTTTCTGGTCCACGACAAAGCACTTCGTGGCGAATTGTCGCGGGGTCTGTCCGCTCACATAGGCCGTTGCTCTTCCAAATATTGATAAGCCAGTAAGAAGTCCTGCACTCGGATCGAAGTTGACGGTAATAGCCACGTGCAATTGCGGCCATGGTGCCAGGCTTGCCAGAACCGCTGCATTGTCGACCGTCGTCGTCGATGCTATCAACGCTTGAGCACGAGCCGGAATACGACTGCGCTCCTTCTTGAGATGGCTGTGCTGCTGAAAAGCTGGATGTGCTGACGGCGTACTTGCGGCGCTCGCCGTATCCTGAATCGCGTTAATTTGGAGCGTCTTTCTTGCACCGCGAGTCATACCCGCGATCTGACTCAGATGCCCTGTCAATTTTGCTGCTGGGTAGCAATAGTGTGTGGGCTGTGCAGCAATTTTGGCTTTATCCTTCGGGTTTGCCCATTTTTCGTGCCCAAGCCAGTCACACGAGCTGCAGCGGCCATCGACATGCCATTCCAGATCTTGCCAGCCATTAGCTGATGCATCACCGATGGTGATAACTCGAAGCAAATCCTCCCTGAAGAAATGGAGCACTGTTGGCAAATAGAAACGAAGGTTGGCATCCTCGCTGTCAGCAATAAGCGCATCAAGATATTGATCCGGAGTTGCGGTCGTCGTCACAGTCATTAATGCATCGAGTGCTGACTTCCCTTGTTTGAAGCGAGTCCACAAATAGCTGCGTATCGTTACGAAGTATTTGTTCTGCATCCCTTGGTCAGCGATCCAGTTAGCCAAGAAGATGGCGTAAAGCGCGACTTCTGCCGAATAGCTCGGGTTAGCCTCGCTCGTATGCTTGACATCAATGATGCTCAGTGCGTGACGCGTCTCTGTAGTGATGTCAATGTGTCTGCGACAGCCGTTTGCACCGACTTCTTCATCATCGACTACAGCCTGGCGCACAACAATGATGTCTGGAATGAGTCCAGCAATTGGAGGAACCTGGGCGGTTTGAACGGCATCAAGACCGATGTTCGTCAAGACCGTGTTCTGAAAGGTCGAATGGTCGAATTTCCCTTGCAAGAGGATTGCGGGGAGTGCTGTAACCTTGCCAAGCAGCGTGGCGAGCGGAGCCTTAACCGGCTTGGTCGCTCCCTTTTCGGGCTGATATATGACCAAGCTGCCGAACGCCTGTATCAATTGATCATTGCGTTCATCCTCAAAGTCCCGTCCTGCCGTTTGCAGAACACCAATTCCTGGTCGAGCCTGCAACGGAACTGGCATGCTGTGTGTCGCAAGCTCAGAATCCTCATGCAAGGACAAGTAGAGTTCTCGATCACACTTTGTCCGGAGGAACATGGACAGGGCGCTTTTGGAGATACTTTTTTTCGCAGTGCTCGGCATAAATTCTATTTCCAGAAAAACTCGACGAATTGCATGTGATCGATGAGGTAGCAGTGTTGGTCATCCATACGTCTGCTGAATCGCATCGCGGCCAAACTCACTCAACACTGTCTATACATCACGCCCGAAAGATGTCTACCTTGGTCTCCATGCATTTCCGCAGGCTCAGATCGTTTGCCCCCACCTCAAACCACCCCCCAGGCTTCTGGTAGAAGTCGAGCCCGCGACCAATCTTGATGATCCAGCCGTTGTCGAGACGGATTTCGCGGTCGTGGATGTTGGGGTTGAGTTTCACCTCAAGTTCGACATCCAACTCCAGCAGGCTCTGCTTAAGCTCGTCGAGCTTCTCGGCGATGTCGGCCAGCTGGGTCTTGTCATCGTAGCCGGTGATCAGGCTGATCTTCTTCACGGTGCCGGCCTTCAACACCGTCTCGCAGAACCGGACGAAGTTCTGAATCTGATGTTGCAGTCGGATATACGGGTCTTCGATGACGACGGCCTTCGCGCCCTGTAAGTAGGGGCCGAGGATCGACTCGTAGCTGTAACCGGTGTCGCCATACAGGATGCTGAAATGCTGTTCCTTGAGCTCCACTGCTGGTGGCTCAACCACCGCTGGTGTCGGCGCAATCGGCGACGAGGTCACTGAAGGTTCTACCGCAGTAACTGGCGCCCGCTGCACGGCGGGCTGCGCGTCGACTGCCTCGCTGGGCTGCTCACTCGCCTGGCTCAAACGACGACGAGCCGGCTGCTGTGTTGCCGCCGCATCCTTCGACTCCGGGCAGAACACCACCACTTCCTCACCGCTGACCTTGAAGTAGGACAGATTGATGCGCGCAAACTCGTCGTCCGGCTTGCGCTTGTTCATCTGCTCCTTGACGCGACGGCGGCACTCGGTCGCGTAGGCCACGTACTCTTCGAACTCGTCGTCCGTCGGCGGTCCGTGTGGGTGCAGGATCTTCAGGAAAGCGCAAACCGTTTTCTTGATACCCTTCTCGTCGCGCCCCTCGATTGATTTGCCGAGGCGAATACGCTTGCTGACTTCTTCATACCGGTTGGTGTGCTTGAACTGGTAGTGGAAGGCCTCGGCCAGGTAGTCGGTGATGAACCCGTAGTTGTTGGTCAGGAACTCGCTGCTGTTCTTGGGCATTTCCCAGCCCGGGATATACGCGGCAAAGCGATCCATCACCGCCAGATCAAGTTCGGGGGGCAGCGGCTGAAACAAGTCGAACTCGTTGGAGTTCACGACCTGCTGCACCGAGACATCGATATTGCCAACGAAGCTCAAACTGGCATCGGCGATGACCTCGGCGCCGCGCGAGAAGCGGCCATTGGCCATGAAGTCCTTCATGATCTGGATGGTGTCCGGATCACGCACCTTGATCCCGCCGACTTCATCAAAGGCCACGGTGTCCCAATAGCCAACCAGGCCCACCTTGCGCCGCGCGTTGTTGTAGAACAGCGTGGCCTTGGTCGCCTGGCCGCCCGAGATCAGCGTGGCATAGGGCGAGAACTCGCTGAAGAAGTAGGACTTGCCAGTGCCGCGTGGGCCCAATTCGATGTAGTTGTAATTGGGCTCCACCAACGCAGCCAGCCGGGCGATAAAGTGCATCTGCACGCGTTTCGACAGCTTGCCTGGCTCCAGGCCAACCGAACGCAGAACCGCTGCGATCCACTCGTCACGTGTGAACGCGGCCCGGCCTTCGGTGTAGCGCTCGAAATCAAAGCGCGAGAGCTGAATGGGCCGCAGATCCTCGATCGAAAACGCGTAGTCGTCCTCATCAATATCGTTGTGCGCCAGAGTCACCTCGGCCCAGATCCCGCCTTCCAACAGCCGATCGTTGTCGCGGTAGAACTTCTCGCCAATCGCAATGCGCTGCGAGTTGAAATTCTCCAGGGATGCCCAGTGGCGCTTCTCCTTCTCGACATAGCGGACGTGAACTTTATCGATGAAGCGGTGCTTGCCCTTGGTGGCCACCTTGGACTGCGCGGCATTGGCCTCGTCCGGCTTAACGTAGTTCTCCTGCAAGGAGGACAGCACCGCCTCCATGCCTGCATCCATTTCCGCCTGGTCGTTGCTGGCGCAATACTTGGCGAGCAGGAATTCCAGGACGAACGTCGGGACGTTGGTGCCTTTCTTGATTCGATGCAGCAAGTCTTTGCGCAGCACTTTGCCGTCGAATGTGGCGTTTAGCTTTTGGTCCAGTTCGTCCATAGGGTTCATTCCGTATAGTCGGTTTCAATCGCAAGAGCGCTGTAGGCTGCGAGCGTGGTGGGGTTCAGCGCTTTGACCGAGAACTTGCCTCTGAACTCGTCATCCATGCGCAGCGCAATTTGCTTGCGCTGGCCTGCCATCAAGGTCACGGTCCGAGTTGCGGGATTCACATCGCCGCCCGGGCGCGGTTCACCCACCACATTGCCCTTGCTGTCCTGCGCTTCCAGCAAGATCTCAACGCTCATGCCCTGCGAGAACATATCGTCGGCAACCAGTATCACTTCGATGACCGGCAACCTCGTAGTAATTCGTTTGGCACCGTTTTTGTAGCTCAGCTCGACCACCACCTTGCGCAGTTCAGCATGGGCGACCGTATCCAAACGTGCCACCAGCACAGGCACAACGGCCTCCGCCAGGGATGCCCCGCCGTGGAAATACAAATGCCCCGCGCGATAGGGCGCCATGCTGCGGGGTAGCGCCACTTGGGAGAAATCACCGCGAATGCCGACCTTCTCCGCGCTGACGACCAGGCTGTGACCGTCTGCCGTTCCGTCGCCCAGCATCATGCGGTCGTGCGCATTCACAGGCCATTTCCCTTGCGGCTTCACGCACACATCGCCTGCCTCTGCTTGCGCGTTGAGGAAGAAGCCGTGGTCGGTCACGATGACCGCCTCCTTGAAGCCCATGCCGCGCAGCTTGTGCAGCGCGACGCGAATCAGCTTCAGCGTGCCGGGTATCAGACCCAGTGTCGTCTCGGGGTTGCTTTCCAGCTGGCTGTCGATTTCAGTGGACCGCAGTACCAGCAGATCGACAGTCTCGGCAATCTTCGGTTTGCCGCGCACAAAATCGTTGAGCGGCATTTCAGCAAAGCGATCCCCGTACCGCTTGGCCAGCACATTCATACGCTGCGGGACGTTGCCCACCGGCGCCCCGGCCAGCTTGGGCAGGAGTGACTCGTTCTCCAGCGAAAGGGTTAAACCCGTGCGTGCTCCAGGCAACAGGCTCGCCATACCCACCAGGGTGATGGTCGGCAGCTGCGCATAGGCCGCTTGCAGCTCGACCGGCCCATCCTCAGCCAGCAGTTTTTCGAGGGCCACGCCCAACTCGTAGCGCAGGGCGTCCACCATCAGATAGGCCACCTTGCGCCCGCTTTCCTTGAGTCGATCCGCCACCAGACGATCAAAGGTATCGGCGTTGGCCAAGCGCCCGGTAGGTGGCCAACCAGCGGTCTCGACGTGCTTCACGAACACGCCCTGAACCTTTTCGGCCAGGCGCCGATAGCGGGCGCGGGCCTGGCTGATGACTTCATGCATCAAGCCGTGCTGGTCGAGAAAGTCACCTGCCGCCTGCTCAAACTCGCGTTGCAGGCGGTCGGCCTCGCGCAGGCTGCCCAGGTAGAAATCGATCAGATCAACCTGTGAGCGGGCGTGGTCGGGCAACTGTCGCTCAAAGTCTTCGCAGGCTTCGACCAGGCTCAGCCCCGACCGCACCAGCTCCCACTGCGCCTGGCTTTCGCCCTTGCCCAGCCACACGGAACTCTTATGGCGGGTTAGCACCCGGCGAGTGGCATCGGTGTCGCCGGTAACGATGCCCTTGATCGCCGTGCGCAGGAACGTCCGCTCTTCGAAGGGGAAGGTGTCGCGCTCACCCAGGTCCTCAATCGCTCCACACAGATCGCTCAGATTAAGCTCCGCCTCGATGGCTTCGGCCCGCTCGATATAAACCGCGCGTGACTTGGGGTCGCTGCGCAGGCGGTCGCACACATCCTCGACGATCGGTCTGGCTTCCATCGGGGCATGCGGCACCCCTTTCAGGGTCTCCGGCAGCGCCACTGGCAAATCAAATACGAACTCGCTGAACAGGACGTAGCGCCACAATTCATCCGCCAGAGCAGCCCAGGTTTTGCCGCGCGTCTTCACGCTCAGGCCCAAGGTGGCGCGGAGGAAGTCGCGCGCCTCTTGCACCCAACCTTCCTGCCCCTTCAGCGCATCGGTTTGGCTAACGCTTGGCGCCAGCAGTGCTGCCAGAATCTCCCGGCCAGACTCGACCCGCAAAGTGGCTCGCAGCTGCGGCCAACTCACGCCACCACCAATGGCATCGATCACTGCAAAGGTCGGCCCTGAAGGCGACCCGGCGAACACCTGGCGGATCTGGGTCGCGTGATCCGGCCTGGCACGCAGACACAGGCTCAGGTACTCGTCGCCATCGTCTTGCGGGAATACGGCGCCGCATTCTGCATACAGGGCGAATGGGTCAGCCTGCTTCTGCTCGTCGGTTTCGGGTCGCTTGGTCGGCACATAGATCAACACCCCTTCCAGTGGGGCCTTGGGCTGCCCAACCTCGCGCAGCGCCAGCAATGCAGCCTCCCGGCTTTCGATGCTGCTTTCGGAGGTGTCGATGACTCGTACCTTGTCAGCGGCCAGATCGAAACACTGCTCGTGGTAGCGCTTGTCGGCGTCGTACACCACCAGGGCGCCGGCCTGTTTCAAGCGCGGCCGCAGCACGCTTTCGCGGATAAATTCAGCAATACTCATTCATCACCCCCGGCCTTCCTTTTGCCGCGCGCCTTCTTCGGTTTGGCCTCGGGCTCGATGTACAGATCTTCCAGGCCATGTGCGATGGCCAGCGATTTGTCAGTCTTGCACTTCTCACGCACACGCTCTGGCCAGTAGTTCATAGCCAGGTGCGCCCAGTCGTAGTCGCCTTTTTCCAGCTTGGCCCAGGTGTCTTTGAGCACTTTCTGCCAGGGTTTGTGGCGGAACAGCGGCCACAGCGGCGCGGCGCTGATCTGCACACCGTCGTCGTGGTTGGGCTTGTAGGTCGGCGCAAGCTTGAGCAAGGTGTCGCACAGTTCGATCAGTTCCAACTCGAGGGCTTGCAGGGCTTCGAACTGCTTTTCGTCGTCGCGGGTACGGACCGAGCCCTTGTTGCGCAGCGCCGTCACGTCGCCGCCGACTCGTTTGAGCTTGGGCTCGATGAAGTCGTTGATGGCGGTGTACAACGTTTGGCTGGTGAGGCTGGGGTAGTAGACCCACAGCGTGTAGCTGCCGGAGGTGGTGGACAGCGGCCAGTAAATGGGCGCTTTGCGGCGGCTCTTGGAATAGCGCTGCAAGTGAAAAGCGAAAAATTCTCGCTGCAGCCAGCGGGGAACATCGTCTGGCGGGGTCACGTTGACGCGCGCCAGCACTTCCTCAATTAGACGCGCCAGGTCATCTGGGTGTCCCTGGTCGTCAACCAAGATGCCAGATCGCCCGTGAAATACTTCGGCGCCATCGGAAAGCATACCGGGGCTTTGAGCTGGCAACGGGTCAAACGGCGCCGGCTCGGGTGCAGCTTGTCGCTCGCCTGTGGCAAGCCTCCAGTCAAAGCGGCCGAAGGCCACACCTACTGCCCACGATTGACGCGAGGACGATTCGTCAACTATCTCATCGGTGTCGGCGATAATCTCATCACTCTGTTCCTCATCCTCCTCAACGTCTACCGCGCCCGACGTTCGCATCAACGCCTCGTTATGATCTCGCTGCAGGGCACGAAATTCGTCTGACGTGAGTCCGCACAACTCCGCTACACGCTTATCAAAGGTGGCGCCGATCAGAGTCTCACGGTTGAATGCCTGACGTTTTTCACCTTCACCGTTAAGGGAGGGTGACGTGAAAAGAATTTCGGTCTCATCACGCTTGAACCTTTCAGCCATCCGTCCACGCACATCTGAAATAATGCGCGATGCTTCATTCAAGTCATTGGATTCCGGCTTGATGTAAGGAATTGCCGAAACCATTGAGTTCTGGAACTTAGGCTGCCAGAACGCTTCGCCGCGAAAGCGAGCAACAGCAGTGGCAAGATTGGATGACAACAGGGCGGCAAGCCAGATTTCAGAGCCTTCCTTTGGGTACACCTGGCTTCTGCCCGCTGTCGGAATAACCCCCAAAGGCACGATGTAGGGTACCAAGCGACTTGAGCGAAGCATGTAGCTGAAGCCTGGCCTGAAGTACATTGACTCAGACATTACGTACTTTGATGCAGAGTGACCGTTTCCAACGTGATAGGCCTTAATCTCGGCTCCGTCATCAAACCAGTTGACATATAAGTGTATCGAGGAAAGGACCGGTGACGCTGATTCAGTTTTCGAGTACCACGCCCACCTTTTCTTCTTGCTCAACTCGATAGATTGGCGTCGAAGTTCTTCTATATCGTGGTTCTTGGTGGGGATAACGACTTGATCACTACTTACCTCCCACCAAAGCCTCAGGAATCTAAAATCATCTCCAGTCTGCAAACCAACCCGTATGGAGCATTCCAACGGCTCGATCACGGAGCGCGCTGCGATTTTTTCGGCAATTGAGTGATTGATCCAATACACGTACGGCATATCGGTAAAAACTGAAAACTGCTCGACTTTTCTCCTGAATAGGTTGTCACCATCGCGCCCGGTTTTTAAGCAGAGAATTGATTCGAGTAGACTGCTGTTTTTATCGACCCGGTTGAGCTCACGAAAGAAGATAGCTTCATCTCCCTTTTCGCTGCTCCTCTCCCAAGTGACAGCTGCTGTTTCCACCATCGCATCGAGCACCCCCTGCCCAAGATCGACAAAACTCTCCAGTGCGAGATCCTCAGCCAGTACCGACTTGCGAAATGCGGAGAAGCTTTGCAGGAAGAAGCATGTGCGGCTCACGATTGCCCCAACACGCCCCCCCGGCCGAACCAATTGTGTTGCTCGCTCGATAAACTGAGTGAGAATATTCCCCTTGGATCGTGGCAGAGTCTCTTCGAGGTAGGCTTTTGTCGAGCGTGTAGGCTCGCCAAAGGGTGGATTCATTACCAAGACATCAAATCGCTCCCGCGAGAGGTCAATCAGGCGGAGCCCATCCAGCGCATCTTGAGCAAACAGCCGTGCTTGATATGTTGATTTCGCTGCGTGAGAAAAATTAAGGAGCGCTTCTCGCAATCTAGCTTCGGCTTGCCACCAAGTCTCTTGCTCCTGTTCAGCGAATAGACCTGTCCCTCTCCCCACATATATCTCTCTGGTTAGCCTTGGGAGGTCTTTCTCAACTTGTAGCAACACGCCTAATTCGGGAAGTCCCTTCAGAAGCTGAAGTGTTTTCTCAAATAGCTCAGCGTCGCGCTTATCTAGACTCGCCGAGAACTGCTGGCGCAGGTCACGCTCTGCTGGCGGCGCGGTAGCGGCCACAACATGGCCCCGCCCAATCAGGGGACGATCTTTGGATTTGACACCGGCACCGTGCCAAGCACGCTGCGCCCGCAGCCACAGTGCCAGGGAAGCGATCTGCGCGGCGCGCGGGTCGATGTCGACGCCGTAGATGTTGTGCTCGATGATCAGGCGCGGAACGTCGCGCAGAAAGGCAGCCTCGTCTTCGTAGGTCTGGCTCAGTGGCTTGAGCGCAGCTTGGGGCTGGGTAGAGACGTCCAGCGAACCGGGGCCATGTTGCAGCTCCCAGGCCCATGCCTCGCGATAGATCTCGGCGAACAGATCGAAGGCATACAGGCCAAAATGCATGGAGCCGCAGGCCGGGTCCAGTAACTTCAGGGTGCGCGGGTCGCGCAGCTTGGTGGAAGACTGGGGCGCCTCGTCGGGCTTGACCAGCAGGTACGGGCAGCGGTCACGCAGATGGGTATCGCCGCCTGTGGCGTTGAACCAGAGACGGCCCAGGGTGTTGTCCACCAGAAACTCGACCACGTAGCGCGGCGTGAAGAACTGGTTGCGCACCGCCAGCTCGCGGCTGTTGCGCGGCGCCTGCGAGGCATCGCGCATTGCCTTGCGCTCTTCTTTGGAGTTGAAGTACTGGTAGATCCAGCCGATGGTTTCGTCCTCGCTCCACAGCGGAGCGATGTCGGCGTCGTTGATGAGGTTGAGCACCTGCAGCAGCGCGGCTTCGCGCGGGAACAAGCGGCCCTGCGGCGAGTAGCGATCAAACAGACCTGGCAGGTCTTGGCTCAGCTCATCGAACACACTGAACAAATAGGCACGGTAGGCATCGCCGGTTTCGCCCAGGCCGGTGCCGGCCAGCCGTGCGTAGAGCTGAAAGCCCTTGGCCTGGAAGCCATTGCCCACCGACTCGACCAACAAACCGCGCGCCTCGGCCATACGCAAGGCTGCTAAGCGGTTCAGCACCGTGAACGCCTGCTCACGAACGATACGATCCAGCCCCTGCTTGGCATCCATGTCACCACCAGCGCAGTAGTGCGCCAGGGTGTCGCGCAAGATTCGCGCGGATTCGCGCTGTGCGTCGTTGATATGGCGCAGGCTGTTGAGTTCCGCAACGCTGCCCGCATTCGGGTCCATACCGTAGTCGTTCTGGAGTTGGCGGGTGAACTCCTCCTCCAGCACGCGGCGCGTGTCATTGACGAAGCGTTGCAGGCGGTTTCTTGTTATTTGGTCGAAGGCCATTTACTGATCGCCCCCGTTGCCCACAGAGAAGGTCACTTCGATCTCTGCATAGAGGCCGAGCTGCGCCTTGATCTCGTGCAGTTGCTGAATCAACGCGTCGATGTCTGCGGCAGACGTCATCTTCACCGGCACCAAGATCGATTTGGTGAGCTTGGCTGGGCCTTTATCACCGGTCTTGGCTCGATCTTCTTCCATGCGCTGACGTAGCCGATCCTGACCCTGGCGCTGGATGGAGCGCTTGAGGTCTTCGAGGGTGCTGTTGATGTCGTAGTCACGGGCCAGCAGCTTCTTCAGTCCCGCCAGATCCTGCGTGGCTGCCAGGGCGAGGCCATCCAGCCGGTTCACGGCATTGCCGCGCTCTTCCTGGGTAAGCTCTTCCCATTCGGGGATGCGCTGCAGGTCCTCTACGCCATCCTTCAAGCGCAGCTTTTGTTGTTCCGACAGGGTGATGACCGCATCGCGCACCCGGCCCTTCAGGTGGGTCAGCTGCGAATTGAAGTCGGCAGTGTGTTTGTAGAAGTCCTCTTTGCCCAGGCGCTCTGACAGCGCTCCCAGGTCTTCCGCGAGTTCGCGGCGTAGCTCGCCCGGTACGCCGGTGTCGGGTAAGGCCTCGATGTCGCGGCGATGGGCCTGTAGGTCACGCAACGTCGCGTCGAGCCCGTTGTCGAGCACGCGCTTCACTTCCAGCGCCCACTTGAGGTTGTCGTAAATGGCAGAGGTTTCGGCACCCAGGCGCTGGGGTGCGTCGGACGCATCGGTGAACAAGACGTCGGCAATGTCCTGGTTAAGGGTGCGGATTCGGTCGCTGCCGGCTAGCCCGAGGCCGCTGAGCTTCTCGGCCAAGGAGCCATAGTCGTGCTGGAAGCGCGGAAAGTGCTTGGCCGCCGCTTTGCTGATCTCCTGCTCCAACGGAATGACCATGTCACCGACCAGCTCGGTGAGCCGCTCCGCCGCCCGACCGAGGGTTTCGATGGACGGGCGCTCGTCGCGCAGCGCGACGCCGATCTGCTTGAAGGAGTTGTTGGTCTTCAGGGCATCAATCGCTTGCTGGCCTGCGGCCGTGACTTCACGGCCGGACACCTTGAGTTTGATTTCGCCGGCCATGAGCATGGCGGCCACGATGTAGCGCGTGGTATCTGGCGACCAACCGAACGGATCGCTGCTGAAGTCGTCGAGCAGGCGCTTGCCATCGACGGTGCCGCGCTTGTCGATGTAGTCGCGGATGCTGATCATCGCCTTGTGGTCGGTCTTGAACGAGGCACGACCCGCAACCGTCTGCACCAGGCCAAGCGGGTCCAGACTGCTGCCAATGGCGGCAGGGTTAGCGACTTTCAGGAATTTCTCAGCGGTGTCGGTGCCCGCGCGTACTGGTGCTTCTACATAGCGGTCGAACACCTGGTCAGCCACATCGGAGAGCAGCTTCTTGGCTGCCTCCAGCAGGTCGGCATCCAGCGCTGATACCGCTGTTGCCTGGCCCCTGAAAACAAAAGAACCTGCCTGCAGGGTTTGCTTGATCTTGCTCTGGAGCTGGGTCGCGAGCTTGGCGGCGCGGTCAAGTTGGCCGGTGCAGTAGTCTTTGACCTCTTGGTCGGGCTCGTTGCGGTGCAGTTCAGCGATGCGCTGGCAGCGATAGATTTCGTTGGACAGATCGTCCAGCTCAGGATTGGAGCGGGCCAACAGCCCGATGATGTTGCGACCGGCGCGGCTGCGGGAGTCATCCAGCATCCGGTTTTTGGCAGCCTCGTAGTCGCTGGCAGCCACCAGCTCGACGACGGTTTGAATGGTGCTCTGATCACCGGCCAAGCTGGTAATGGCGCTGCCGGCCTGGACCTTCAAGCCCGTTGCGACAGCCATCGTGCTGTGCAGGCTGATGCGGGGCAGCGGGTCGAAGGACTCGCGCAGGGCGTCATTGAAGATGCGCTTCACATCGACGGTACGCAGTGCAATAGCACCGCGCTCTTGTTCGATGTCGCGGAGCTTCTCGCTGAGGAACACGAGGTTGCCGTCTTTCTCACCGAGCGGCACATGCACGTCACCCAGCATCTCCTCTACTGCCTTGCGCACCGTATCGAGCTGCGAGGACGCAGTAATCGACGGGTGCATCAGGCTGGCGACGTTCTGCACCGACACCGGCAAATTGCCGAGGATCTGCAACACGGCGACGGACTTAGCGATGTCTTGATGGAGTTGCGAGTCCGGAAAGCGGATCTGGACCTTGCCAACCGCCTGGTGAACGGAGGTAAAGGCACGGCGAATGTCCTTTTCCAGCTCGTCGTACAGCGTGACGGTGGTGGCAAGCCAGCCCACGGGCTGATCGGCCATTGCCTTGGAGCCGCCTTCGCCTTTCAGAACGTCCTGAATCACCTTGATCGCCGAGCGCAGGCCGATGCCACCGGTGGATTTGGCCAGTGCGCCCAGCAGGTGCAGCAGGATGTCGAAGTGAGCCGGCAGGAACGGGTAGAGATTGGTGAAGCTCTCCTTACTGAAGTCCGCGTCGTAATACTTGGCGTCTTGCAGCTTGGTGTTGTGCCGCAGCGCTTGGCCGTGGGCATCGAACAGCTTTCCGAGTTCGGTCTCGCCAGCCGGTGATTTGCCGAGCAGGCGGCGGTAGCAGATCTCTTTGATGTCACTCGATTCGAGATCGATCTGGATCGGGAAACGGTCCTTGAGCTTGTAGAGCTTGTCCGAGTTCAGTGCTGCGCGAGGATCGTCTTCAGTGAGCGTCTGCTGCGCGGTGGAGATGATCCAGGCCTTGCCGTCGCCCAGCCGCTTTAGGTTCTTGGCCAGACCATCGAGGTTGAGGATCAGGTTGTCGCGTGAGGCCACGTACTGGCCGACTTCGTCGACGATGAAGATGATGTTCTGCTTTCCGCTTTTTTCGCGGACGATGTCGATCATCTCCTGCACGCGCTGGTCTTCGAACTGGAAGAAGCCCTCGGTGCTGGATGAGAAGGACTTGGCCTCGGGGAAGAGCGCGGGGTACATCTCGTGAGCGATCTTCGGGATCAGCCCGTCGATGGCCAGTGGGTTGTTCTGCACGCGCGCCCAAGTGGCACCCGGCAGCGCTTGCGCGATGCGTTCGTGCAACTCGGGCGTGCGGCCGTCTTTCTCGACCATGCGCTCGAAGGCGGCAACCTTGAGGTTGCGGGAGTAACCCGCCCACTGGAGCACCTTGAAGTAAAGGACGGTGGAGACGTCTTCCATCGTAGCGCCGGCGAGCATTTCGCTCGCGAGGTCCAGCATGACCACGGCAGCCGGAAACCGCTGTGCCACGGTGCTGAGCAGGGCCTTGGTTTGCGGCTTGTGCAGGCGGTCCTGCAGGTATTTGATGAATGGTGTGCCGTCGATGGTGCGCTGATCATCGAATGCCAGGCCGAGGTACTTGGTGAACGAGCTCTTACCTGACCCGTAGAAGCCCGAGACCCAGACGCCGACCTCATTCTCACCACCGGACTCCATCGCCAGCTGCATGCGGTCGAGGAGCTTGCGGAACTGCTCCTCAATGCTCTCGGTGACCACATACTCGGAGATCTCAGCCTTGAGGCGACCTTCTTGCGAGGCGCCATAGGTGATGACCTTCTCGATGGTCCGGTAGATGTCCTTGCTTGGGTCGAATAGTGATCGGATGGTCATAGGTATGTCCCAGGGTTCTTTTGTCTGTTCAGCCGCCGACGTGGACGGAGCGGTAGTTGCCGTCTTCCGGGTAGAAGCCGAGAAACTTCAGGCGCGTCTTGCCGGTCCGCACGCCGGGGTACAGAAAAATCGTCGGCACGTGAAATTTGCCTTGGAGCTGGCTTTCGATTGCGCCAATGCGCAGAAACGGGTGCAATGCTTCAAGGTCCGTGACCAAGAGCAGCGCGTTCTGCTGGCCCTCCAGAGGCTGCAGGGCCTCTTCAAGGCGCTTCAGCAGGCCGTTATCCGCCGTCAGGATGTCCGCCAGTGCCTTATTGGTGCGCGGCCAATCCAGCGGAGCGGACTTGTCCTCCATCACGCAGAGCGACCAGAACGGGTCGTCTTTGAGCAAGGCCCAGATCTGTTCGGCGATGGAAAACGTGTGCACGGCCCAGCCTTCCTGGTGGAGTTTGGCCACCCAGGCAGGCGTTTGCCGCTTCACCTCGAGGATCTGCTCTGGCGGAAAGACCAGGTAGTAAATCGGCTCGAAACTCGCATGGCCGAGCTCGCGTCCGTGCCGGATGCGCTCGCGCAGTTCGTCGAAATCAGCTTTGAGTGAGGACATCGCAGAGCGCCTCCATGTCTTGTTGTTTCCAGCTGATCCGAATCACATCGCCCGCCGCTTGGACGATGAGCAATCCTTTCAGCGAAAGCCGCTTGATCTCTTCCAGCACGTCTTCACGCGCCAGGCCAAACAACTGCCAGTCCTCGTGTGTCAGTAGGGCGTTATCACCGACACCTGAAAAATGCAGCTCGTAGGCAAGATAAGCGGCCACGGATGGGGAAATACGGAACGGCAGGATGCGACGGTTTGAGCGCAGCCCTCGTTCGAGCATTCCATAGTCAGCGCAGCATCCGGTCAGATAGGCTGAGACACGCCGCACTGTGGTTTCGGACCAGCGTTTGATCGTCTTGCCGTCATCGATGCCGCGCTCGACAAAGGTGCGCGCGTCGTCATTGGTGATTTGCGTGTACCCACCGGCGTACCGGGCCCAGTAAACGTGGCGCACGAAGTCGCCGAGGATCGGGTTGGCTCGACTCGTAAACACGAGCATGAGCTGCGTCAGGTCAGCCGTGGATATCGTTGTGGACAACTGCTTGAGATGCGCCGCCGGTGCGCCGCCTGCTACGAGGTAGCGTGGAGCGAAGCATTCAACGACGATGTTGCGAAGTCGGCGCGCCGTGACAGTCGGGAATCGACCCGATTCCAGCGCGACCTGATGTAACTGGTTTGCCGACATGCCAGGCGACCACAGATCAAGCAGCGTCTTGGTCTCGTTGACGAGCCCAAGTCCTGCTTGCAACTGAGTCGTGTAGGGCTTGTTGTCGGCCACGGTCACCCCACCAGATACGGATAGGTTTTGGCGTTCTGTGTGAACGCCGACAGGTAGGCCGCTGCGATGGCCTTCAGGGTATCGGTGGAATCGATATCCTTAATGCTTCCGACCGCCGTTGGACCCACGCTGGACGAGCTGCCCGTGGCGGCCAATCGCTTCAACTCATCCAGCGCAGCATCTTTGCTTTGTGGCGCCTGGCTGGCGAGTTCTTCTCCCACGCTGCTTTGCACGACCGCGTGCAGATCTTGCTCGACCTCCTCCGGCAACCGGAATAGGTGGTAGCTGCCCACGCTCAGATGCTCGTCGTGCAATCGCCTGGCGGCTTCCAGCACACCGTGGTACTGAGCGAGACGAGACGTTTTCGAGAAGACCGGCTCCAGGAAGAGCTTGCTCGATGCCTCATAGAACGCCGTTGGCCACCAGGCGCACTGAGCACGCTCGCCAAGGAAGCCGACGAGCATCCTCATTTGCAGCAATGTCGGTAGGTAGGATTCTTTCATCTCAATTCTCGTCATTCGTTTGTTCTACCGACGCGACCGGCGCCGGCAGTGGTAGCCATTGTTCAGTCACATTCCGCTCCTGCCCGGGCCGCATCCAAGGTCGCATACCCTGGTGCCAGCACGGCGTTTTTTACGCCGTACAACGCCAAGTGGTCCTTGAGCCAAAGCCTGTACTCAGGTCCGCGAAGACCGTGATCTGCGGAGCAGTCGACGCTCCACTTCCGCAAGATGTAGCCGGCAGTCGCTGCACGGAGCTTCATCTTCACCATGCCGCCAGTCATGCCGTAATCCATCTCCGCGATCTCGGGACGCGGTTGATCGGGGTGCGGCACCAGTTCCAGTTCCACGATCCGGGTCCACTGGATGTCCTGGTCACTTTTTTCGTGTGGCAGAACGTCGCGGTCTTTCAGCATCGCCGTGCGCTGCATGCGCGTGATGACAAAGTCCCTGAAATCCTTGCTGCGTCGATCGAAGGCTCGGACATGCCAGCGCAGGCCGTTGTCGATCAACGCAAAGGGGACGATCTCGCGCTCAGTCTCGCCACTCGACAGGGAGTGGTAGATGACCTTGAGGGGGCGCTCCTGGTGGATGGCCCGGGTGACACATGCGAGCGTGTCGAGCCCTGGTTTTGTGAGCCGGGAGGGGATCTCACAGGTAATCCAGGACTTGAGGGCGGAAGGCTCGCCATCACCGAAGCCCTGCGACAGCCACGCTAATACTCGCTCTGCCGGGAAATCAAAGACAGGCGTAAAGCCGTCCGCGTACCCGTACACCTTGTTTTTGGTGTCGTAGTCCAGGTTGCCCGGGGCGAGATCCTTGTAGATCCCGATGTCCCGGGTCGCTGCTGCTGCCTGGATGCCAAAACGCGACACCAGGTCTTGACGACGAATCTCTCCGATGAAGCGCAGGCGCAACTCAATAAACGCAAGCCGGTCGCGCTGGGGCTGGGTCAGGTCTGCAAGCTGTTCGTTGGACATCCTGGCTGCCGTTTCGGGTTAATGATCGCTAGTTAGTGCTCTTACGGGTAGTATATGCCTTGCACGATAGCATGTCGATCAATTGTAGATGCGCATCAGTCCATCGCATTTTGTTACCGACAGGAGGCTGCGATAAGCGGAAATCGATGGAACCAGGCCGGCGTGCCCCACAAAGGGTGGCACTGCGTGGACGTGGTCGACCTGCGGGCCGACGGCGGGCCGGCACTTGATGAGCCAGGAGAAACGAGAAATGGCTAAACCTGTCGTAATTGGCTCACGGAGCTTCCCGACCCAGAGCAGCGCCCTTGACCACTTCAAGGCCTTGCTACGCCGGCATCAGGATGGTCAGCGTGTCAGCGACCCCGCTGACCACACAGACCTGGTGGCGCTCATCGATCGCTTTGATCCGGTCCTCGAAGCTGTCGGCGAACCCACAAAGGGTGCCGGCCAGATTGCTCACTTTGAGCGACGCCTGAATACCGGGACCGGCTGGAGCACGTCGGGGTTCTGGATTGTTCGGCAGGACGGCACTGAAACCGACTTCTCGTACATCGATGCGGTCAAGGGTAAGCCGAAGGGGCGCTCCCAAGACTTCTACAACGCATGCCGGCAGGCGGTCGCACTCGACCTCATCCTGGCCAAGAAGCAGGCCTTTGCCGAGTACGGCGACGATCAGAGCCGGGTTGAGTGCGAGTTGACCGGAAAGATGGTCACCATCGACGACGCACACCTTGACCACGCATGGCCGTACTTCTCGCACATGGTGAGCGGATTCCGGGCTGCCAGGGGCTGGTCGAGGGACATCCCGGATGGCATCGTTTCTGCTCCGGCTGACGGCCAGACCACGGCAACATTCCTGGACAGCGCTGTGACTGAGGCATTCCGGGCGTTTCACCATGACCAAGCGATACTTCGGATTCTCTGCCGGGAAGCAAACCTGCAGACCGCAAGTTCAGCTCGTCGACCGAAGGTTGCACGGCCGGTCCGGTTGGCGTGACCCGCTCCGGTCGCCTGCGATCGAGCCAGCGTAGACGTCTGGCGGACGCGGGTTCAATTCCTCAAATGGGAATCGAAATGGCGGCTGGTTGCCGGCACATCGCTGATGCCAACCGCAGGTGGGAACTGGTAGGATTACCAGCGCCAGGGGCCGGATTCCGCACCTTTCCGCAGGAGTTCGAAGCGGTTCTAAGGCGCTGAGTTACATAGGTTTGGCGCAGGGTTCCACCCCACCACCATAATGTGAAATCCCAACCCTTATCAGGTTGGGATTTTTTTTGCCTGTTCCCCCAGTGTTGGCGCGGTTTCGGGCCTTGGCCTCTTGAGCACGATCCTCCCGAAGTCGCCGTTTCTGGCGC